TCTCTACTACATAGAGTCAATGCCTGAGCTGCCTTCAGAGCCTGCTACCGGTAATGACTTTGTGGTAGCGTCAGGCGCTTTCGTCTTCAAGGAGGAGTCAGAGGGTGTTCCTTACAAACCCATCTTCGTTTATGCCACCGAAGAGACCGTCAAGTACAACGCTGACATTGTCGGTGAGCGTGACGGCAAGAGTTTCGAGCAGAAGACAGAGTTCTTCTTCCCCGGTAACAAGAAGGAGGCTCACGCCCTTGGTACCCGCGTAAAGAACATGCCTTGCATCATACTGTTGGCTGACAACGAGGGCAATCAGCAGATCATAGGCACCAAGCACATCCCGGCATACATATCACCTGCATTTGACGGTGGCCAGAAGCGTGCCGACCAGCGCGGATTCAAGTTCGAGGGTGCTGCCGCTTCCAACCAGTCGGCCGTATTCCTGGAGACTCCGTTTGTAGTGGATCCTGCCACCGGTGACATCAGCTATGCTCCAGCTGCACCTGCGACCGGTGACGAGCAGGGCTGATAACTTAAAACTTTGAATCATGAAGGTTAAGTTAGCTCTCATGCAATGGCTTCAGACCCCTCAGCGTTCTTACGCTGAGGGTGTTGAGCTATTTGCCCTTTTGGCTCCCAAGGAGCTGAAAGAGAAGTTCCTGAATTTCTTCAAGGAAGCCCCTGAAGGAATATCAGGTACGGATATCCATATCACCCTGCTTATTGACAAGCTCTCTCGTATCAACCGTGAGTGCACTTTGAATCCCGCTCCTTACGCTGCAGTACTGGAGAAGGAGTTCAAGACTGCAGGTGGCAAGAAAAAGGCTGATGCACCCGTAATCACTACCGTTGATAACGGTGCTGGAGACGGCGGTTCCGGATCCGGAACGGCAGCTGGTTCCATGCCTGACAACATCAAGAAACTCTATGACCGTGTCAAGGAGATAACTCCTCTCTACGCCAAGCTCCATTCCGAACTCTCTGCAGCAGCTACCGATGAAGACCGCAAGGCCATCGCCAAGCAGCTGTGCGACCTGGATGATGAGCGCCGTAAGGCATGGGCCAAGATTGATGCCTGGAATGAATCAGGTAGCGTTACTTTCGACGAGCCGCGTCCCGAGTATTCCGACAATGCCATGCTCCGTGGCATGCAGCTGGTGCGCAGCATCAAGCGTGTCCGTGACAACATAGGCACGGCCAAGGCCTCCATCGCCAAACTTGAGAAGTCTGAGGACCCCAAGAAAAACGAGAAGATCGCCAAGGTCAACGCACGTAAGGCCATGCTTGAGACTGAGCTTGATGAGCTGCTGAAGGAGAAAGCCGAGATTGAGGCTTCACAGTCTCAGTCCCCGTCTGAGTCAGAGTCAGAGTCCTGATTATTTCTATGAACAGGAAACATGGACTGCAACTCGATTTCATCCGCTCTCTCCAGCCTGGTCAGATAGAGCCCTTCGTTCATAAACAGGACTGGTCAGTACACCAGGTAATATCACCTCTGCTGGATCAATATGGTCCGGCAGAGGTTCGTGTTATGACCTTTAACTTCAGCGAGGACAGTCTGAGGACCTTGTTTCTTGAGGAACGTATTACCAGGCTGCAGATGCTCGTTGACCTTACCGTTAACCGCAACAAACTCGAACTGATGCTTTTTGCAGCAAGCATCACACCCGATATCCGTATTGACTCGACACATGCCAAGGTTCTGCTGGTGCACAATGACCGCATTGACTTTGGTATTGTAGGATCCGCCAACCTCAACCTTGAGGTACGTTACGAGAGCGGGTTCTGGTTCACACAGGGCCGCTTCTACGACTATTTCTCCGACCAGTTTGACCGAATCTACGAAAACGCCATACCTTATGAGTAACAGTAACCTTGAGCTGATGGAAAAGTACGGCCACGCCCTGATGCATCCCAAAGATATTGCAGAACTCCTCAGCATACCTATTCCTGAAATCGCCGCCTTCTGTATGGGCCTCAAGGAGGGCTCTACTCCGGAAGCCCGCGCTTACCGTCGTGGTATAGCCCAGGCTAAGCTGGAGCTTCATGAATGTGTTGTCAAACTTGCCGTCAAGGGTTCGCCGGCAGCGCAGCCTCTTGCCGACTCATTCCTTCGTGACCTATGACACCTGGCCGTAAATCACTTGACAAGGTTGTCAAGCACCTTTATGATGACGTGGCCACCCTGCAGGGAGTGCTTACGCCTTCAGAGTTGAAGATGAAGACCCGGTTCATGCTCTGTGTCACACGTAAGCTTGACAACCCTCTTACTTCAGACCGTGACCTTGTGACCTATCTCATGTCCGGATGCGGAGGTCTGGCGGAACCTGTAGGACAGTCCCAGGCTTACCGTGATATCGCGGCCATCAACATGATTACCGGTAACATCCAGCTGGCCTCCAAGAACTGGATGCGTCACATGATTGTAGAGGGTGCCAAGGATATCTACCAGAAGGCCTTGAACCGTAACGACTTCAAGGGTGCTGCAGCTGCTCTTGACAAGCTTGGCAAATATACCAGGTGTGACAAGGAGGATGATGCTATGGACTGGAGTGAGATGCTGCCTCCCGTCTTTGAACCGAGTGATGATATCACCCTTATTGACGGTCTTGATGTCATGGATGGAAAGGACATAGAAAAGGAGCGTAAGCGTCTGCGCAGCCTCTTTAACCGCCTTTCCACCGATGCTCAGGATGCCCAGATAATAGACGATGATTCAGAGTCCTGACCTGTTCCAGAAACGCGCTGAAGAGGTGCAGAAGAAATTCTTCAACCGCATGCAGCGCAGTGCCATGGCCATCGCCGCCCATGACGAATACTATGTATGCTCGCGTGGTACCGGAAAGTCTGAAGGCATAGACGCCCGCTTCATACTCCAGTGCGTCTGGGAGATGCCGGGCTCTACCGGTGCGCTGCTGTCACCTACATACAGCAAGGCCTGGAACAATACGCTGCCTGCTATTTGCCACGCCCTGAAGAGCTGGGGTTACATTGAGGGTGTTCACTATATTGTAGGTCATAAGGCACCTTCCGGATTGAACTTCGCCCTGCCGAAGAGACCAATCCTGATGGATGCCTATAAGAACGGCATTCACTTCTGGAACGGCACTTTCGTTGTGGTACTCTCTTTCAACCAGGGCATGTCGGCCAACTCCATGTCTCTGGACTGGGTCATAGGGCCTGAGGCCAAGTTCCTGGATTATGACAAGATCAAGAGTGAGGTCAACCCGGCCAACCGAGGTAATGAGCAGTATTTCGGTTCATGCCCTCACCATCACAGCGTATGCTATACCACTGATATGCCTACCTCTCACTCCGGCCGCTGGATCCTGGACAAGGAGCAGGAGATGAACCCTCAGCATATTACCTATCTGCGTAACCTCTACCGTCAGCTGAAGCTGACAGAACGACGTACCGACCTCTCACCGTCCACCATGGAGCGCCGCATCCGGGAGCTGCGTCGTGACCTTGACCTGGCGCGTAAGTACCAGCCGCCTGTCATCCCCATGGAAGGAAAGGACCGCGAGTTTACCGTGTTCTACGGCGAGTATGACATCTTTGATAACCTGGAGGTGGTAGGTGAGGATTATATCTGGCAGATGTACCGTGATTCTCCACCTCTGATATGGCAGACTGCATTCCTGAACAAGAGGATATTCAAGCTTCCCAACTGCTTCTATTCAGCCCTGGATGATGACGTACACTTCTATATCCCCAAGGATTCCGGTCAGATGGCCAATGTGCCGCACGACTGGAAATCACTTCGCCGTACGGCCACCAACTGCCTTGGTGACGATGATCTGAACTATAAGGAGGCGCTGCATGTGGCCTTTGACTCCAATGCCGCCATAAGTTCTGCAGTAGTGGCACAGAAGGAGGATAATGTGATGAAGGTGCTGCGCTCTTTCTTTGTCAAGACTCCTCTGAAGCTGCAGGAACTTGTACAGAAGATATGTGACCATTACGAACCTAAACTCATCAAGAACGTGGTCTTCTACTTTGACCATACCTTCGTATGGACTACCGGTACCACCAATGAGTCTTACAGTGACCTTATAATACGCATCTTCAAGGCCAATGGCTGGGAGGTGGATGACGTTTATGTAGGCCAGGCACCTAAGCATGACTGGAAGCATGAGAACATAGACCTGTCCCTGAAGGGTGATACCAGGTTCCTGCTTATCCGGTTCAACCTGCTTAACAACGAGTTCCTGAAGATTGCCATGGAACAGACCGGTATACGTCAGGGCCGCAACGGATTCGAGAAGGACAAGAGCCCGGAGGCGACACCTGATACACCCGACAATCCTGATGAGAACAAGACACATATAACCGATGCCTTTGATACTCTCTGGTACGGCATGAATTTCTATTACCGCGACCCGAGTTCACTTTCTGCACCTATCACCATAGTAGGCCGTAAATAGTTGGAAAACGGACCTACAGGCTCTTTTGTGCGTTAAAAGGCGCTCTGGCCATGCCATTCGCACAATTTTTCAGCGTAAACGACACATATTTAACGAAAAAGGGGTTTGGGGAGAACGCCGTTCTCCCCATGTTGCCCACGGAGTGCTCGCGTCGCCCTCTCGGTAGACTTCGGTCGAACCTTTCCTTTTGTCTGTTATATGTATCGGGGTACGTCAGACGGCACACCAAAACGGCACACCAAACCAAAAAAAACAAATTCAGACCGCGCACCCGATGACCGCGAACCCGCCCCGAATCGCATCGCACGTGACAGCCTCTGGCCGGAGCGTGCGGCGATTCGGTTTGACGCGACCCCGCGCCAAATAAAAAAACGCAGCCCTCAGGCTGCTACCTATATATTGACGCAGGTGCGTACGTATTATTACAGCAGAAAAATCCGAAGACTGCAGTCAGTCTCCGGATTGATATTGCTCAATCTTCAAACCCTTCAGGTTGTACGTCAGAAAACAAACCTTTGGGAAATATCTGGTTGAACAACTGCTTACCGTTGAGAACCAACGTGCAAAAGTTCAGAATGTCGTCTTCTGAATCCGAGACAAGTTTCCAAGAGAAGCGTTCAGCTCTGCTCTTTGAGTAGAACTTTCTGATGTTCTGTACGTGGAATCCGTCTGAGCCGTTGACTACGCTCAGGACATACCATCTCTCTTCTGGGTTTTTGCTAAAAAGTTTCATATCGGTGTGATTTAGTTAAACATTCGAGTGCATCAAAGCCATCTTGCGCCTTGGTGTCAAGGACAGCCGGAAGAATTTTCTCCTGAAAGGTGAAAAATCTTCCGAGCTGCATTCATGTTTATCCTTGACACCAAGGGGCGAGGTGGCTACCTTAGCACTCGATAGTTGTCTAAATCACTCTGATATGAAACCTTGACCCAGAAGAGAGGTGGTGTGTCCTGCTATGTCAGACAGCTTCCCCTTGCAGACAGGCGTCATGTCTCCTCACTTAGTCACTGACCATGATGGAGTGACTAAGTTGTGTGACCGGAGAAGCTCCAGCTTGGTGAGCCGTGCTGAGTGACGGCCGTGTCACCAGAGTTCCTGGTACTCGGCCTTATGCTTGATGAATGTTGTCACTGCAGCGTCTATTCCGTAGGACATATACTCTTCAGCCGCCGTGTTGGCTGACTGCTCGTCATAGAACTTCTTGTAGAACGACTGGCCGTTCTGGAACATCGTGACATACCACATTGAAGGAACTTGATAGTTATACATAGCGCAATTGTTTAAGGGTTTAACAAATTATGGAAGCGCCTTGAGTGGCCGTGAGCGGTCCCGATGTCAGGGTGAACGGGAAAATTAAGGGTAGGGTTTCACGAATTTTCCCGGCCGGGTTCCATGACATAGGCACTGCCACAGCCATAACTTTGCGCTCCCATTTTGTTGAACCCCTGAACATGCGCTGTGTGTTCCTTCAGTGAGGTGTGCCATGATGTCCGGCCTTGTGATGCGTTGCTTGTCAGCCATCCGGCAGCTGCTTGCGTGTTGTCCTTCCTGTGCGCGTGTGCTGCGCGTACATTCGTGGCATGATACAGTTCTTGACTGATGCAGACAACATACTGAAGGTTCTCAGCCTCCTTACCTCGGTACTGGCTGGCTTCTTCGGTCTGCGTGCCCTGATTACCAAACAGAAGGCCGAGGCTATGAAACAGGTCCAGGATGTCTATCAGGAGACCATCAAAGACCTGCGCGATGACCGCCGTGAGATGCGGTCTGAGTTTGAACGCCAGATATCCGACCTGAATAAGAAGATCCAGGAACAGGATGTCAAGATCCGTGACCAGGATGCCAAGATCCAGGAGCAAGACAAGAAGATACAGGAGCAGAATGAGAAGATCCAGGAACAGAATGAGAGAAGCCGGAAGGTAGAAGATAAAATCAGTTTTCTTGAAGCACATAAATGTCTGAGGAACGAATGCACGCAGCGCTTGCGCGAGTGATACTGTTTGTTATGTTGTTAGCAATGGTCTCGTGCGGTACCAGACGTGAGGTCGTCAAGACCGGTCACGTCACCGGTACCGCCGTGACTGTTGATTCATCGCTGATGCGTTCAATCTTTCAGCGCCTGCATACCCTTGACACATCCTTCGGGCTGGACATGGCCATGACTGTCGACTGGATTATTGCACCTGACTCAGTGACTCCGGTACCGGCGAGAATCAGCATGACCACTACGGGAAAGGTCTCCAGCAGGGAGACCGATACTGAGATCCGTGACTCCGGCTGTGTGTCAGTGAATGAGACGCATGTTGAAGTAACCGACACTCTGCAGGAGTTGGAAAGGAACTCAGGTTCCGCTGCAGTTCAAAAAGAGTCTCGCGCTGGAAGGGTGAGTCTCTTTCTGAGTCTGCTGGTCATCCTGGTTATCGCCCTTTGTGTGCTACGAGTCTTATCAATACGTAACTAAGTCATGCAGGACAGATCTGAAGGATATATCAAGGGCAGTCGTATGCTGGAGCTTATGCAGGCCACCGATAAGAACGGAAAACCGGTATCATTCGATATCGCCTTTGTCCGCTTATCTGACGGATCAATCCAGGAGTATAAGGATTGTCACCTCACGTCACGACATTCCGCCGGTGGTACCGTCAACATACGTCCAGCTTGCCTCAACACCCCAAGGAAGATAAGGATCTGTTCAATCCTCAAGTTCAACAACAAAAAAGTATATTTCTGATGGCAAAGAAAAAGAATGAAACAGGTAAAACCGGAATCCTGGTTGACCGTGGCACTTACGTGCTGCTCAAGAACAGCAACTCTGTTGTGCTCAAGTTTGACACCTCCGAGATAACCATTGACAATGATGTTACCGGTAGCACGGTTCATCCTAAGAATATGCCCGATGAGACTATCGAGTTCATGCCACGTGGCAAGACCGATGACCTGCCGATTGATGTCATCAAGGCCGTTTACAAGAATGTCACTGTCGGTACTAATGTGGATTTCAAGACCAGGTTAACCTTCGGAGAAGGTGTACAGGTCTTGCGCCGCACACGTGGCGATGACGGCCGTATAAAGGTCGAGGAGGTGTTACCCTCCGAGGAACCTGATGTTTTTGAGTGGCTGCAGCTGAACAATTATAACAAGTTCATCATGGAGATAATATCTGACCTGCGTCTGTTCTATGACAGTTTCGTAGAGTTCATATTCTCCAATGACGGTGAGAAGATAGTTCAGGTGCGAGCCAAGGAAACATGTCTGTCGCGCATATCCAAGATGGATAAGGATACAGGACGTATCGATTGGCATGGTTACTGCTCTGACTGGAGAACCAAGGCAGAGTCAGATACCGTAGCCACTCCGCTGCTTGACCGTGACTATCCACTTTGGGACCTGCAGCAGCGCATGGGGAAACTTGCCAATGCTGACGGCAAGAAAGAGATGGTAAAGGACCGCAGGTTTATCCAGATGCTTTCGGTGCCGTCACCCGGCAGGTTCTTCTATTCAATGCCATACTGGTACTCGGTATTCCGGAGCGGATGGTTTGACTTCTCGAATTTCATCATTGACTTCAAGAAGTCCGTGCTGATGAATGAAATGGTACCCAAGCATATCGTGTATATCCAGGACTCTTACTTTGACAAGCTGTACAAGTCAGAGAATGCTGTCACTCCTGAAGACAAGAAAAAAGTACGCGCCAAGTTCCTCAAGGAGCTTGATGAGTTCCTTGCCGGTAAGGATAATGCCGGAACGTCCATCGTGTCCGAGTTCGCTTACAGCGTGGACAGTGCCCGCGAACGCAAGGAGATTATCATTGAGGAGATTGACAAGGAAAAGAAGGGTGGAGATTACATTGAGGACAGCGAGGAATCGAGCAACGTCCTCTGTTACGGTATGGGTGTACACTCCAGCATTCTTGGCAACTCACCCGGCAAGTCCAAGACCATCAACGGTACCGAGGCCCGTGAACTCTTCACCATCCAGCAGGCCCTGGCCAAATATGAGCAGCTGCTGTGTGTGCAGCCTCTTTACATAGTCAAGCAACTCAATAACTGGAATAAGGATCTTGAGTTCTCAATTGCGAACCTGCAGCTTACCACATTAGACAAGAACAGCGGTGCTGTCAAGCAGACAGGCATCAAGCCTGACGTGCAACAGCCCGATAAACAGTAATGATATGACGACCCAGTTCTTTGAATCCATCGAGTCGATGCGTGTGTATGTCAAGATGAACGCCTCGCTGCCATGGGAGACGTTCAAGCCCTATCTTGACTCGGCCGTTGACTCTTTTACAGACCGTTACCTTCCGGGTGATTTCATCGATGCACATACATCGGACGCTACATTCCTGACTCTCTGCCGCAAGGTGCTTGCGCCGCTTGCGGTCTATGAGGCAGCCGATGAGATGTCAATCTCCATTGGCGATTCCGGAATAACAGTACAGAATGACCAGGGCAAGCGTTCTCCTGCCAGTGACGCGAAGATTGCAGCTGCCAAGCGCAATCTGCTGCAGCGCAGCAACGCCGCGCTGTCACGCCTGCTGGAGTATGTGTTAACCACTTTCCATGATGGTCTTGAGAATCTTCCTCTCATCAAGAAGGTGGAAGGCCTTGCCGTCCCTTCGCTTGAAGTGTTTGAGAGGTATGTGTCCCTTGATTCTGATTATGTGGCCTACTTCTCCCTGGTTACCATGTTACGTACCATCCAGAACCGTCTTGGTACGATGATAGGCGAGGATCTTCTTGCCGATTGCCTCACCAGTGAGGATGAGGCCAAGAAAGCCATAGGCGGCAAGATACGCGCCTATTGTGCATATCAGTGCGCATATCTGAATACGTCTGATATGACCAGGCGTGAGCGTGGCCGTGGTAATCAGACCGAGTGGAGGCCTCTCATCAGGCCGCTTTACTCGGATCTGACCGAGACCGGCAACTGGTATAAGCAGGTTGCCGATGAGACACTGACCGAGATACAGTCCATGATTGACGCCTTGGATGGAAAAACCGACAACGAAGCTGGAGGTGCGCATCCCATCCATGGCCGTCATACCTTTATGATGTGATGGAGTCCTTCAAGTATGGCCGACATACGGTCAACATCCCGCAGAATTGGAACGAGCTGACAACCAGGCAGCTCTTGACACTTGCCATGCTCTCCAATAAGGGTCTGAGTATTCAGAGTGTCAAGCTGCTGTTTGCCTTTCATGTTTTAGGTGCCTGTGTCTTGAGGTGTAAGGATGACACGACGTACATTCTTGTGCGTAGAGGAAAGCGGTTCACGCTGACTCTGAGCGAATGTGCGTTACTGTCATCCAAGTTTGACTGGGTGTTCACCGAAGTCCGTGATGAGGAGGGTGAAGTGAGTCTCCAGCTGCAGCCCAAGTTCGTTAACTCACCCTTTGACCGCATCGGCCGGTTGAAAGGACCCGGCGATTTCTTTGACCGTCTGACCTATTATCAGTACATGTTCCTGATGTTCTATGAGAGCATTCTTGATGAGGATCCTGATAATGTCAACAGACTCCTTGCATGCCTTTGGCATTCCGGAAAGGAGTTTGATGACGCACGGATTGAACGTGACCGCCGCCGCATCGCACGTACCAGTTCCGCCAAGCGCACTGTTATGCTGTGGTATTACATAGGATGCAAGGAAGCGCTTCATAAGCGATTCCCCCGCATCTTCGGAGGTGACGGCAGCGGCAGCAGCGGCAATGTCTTTGAGGACCAGATGAGGGTGGTGGATGCCCTTGCCGGAGGCGACATGACCAAGAAAGACCTGGTGCGCAAGGGCTACCTTTATGACGCCCTCATCTCCATGGATGAGAGCATACGCCGTAACGAAGAGATGGAGGAGGCCATGAACAAACATAAATAAAAGGAGGAAGGTTGCCCTTCCTCCTTCCAGAGTGCCCGGCCGTACGGATTCACATCCCCGTCCGGGAGATTTTTGTTTAAACCCTTAAAAAATCACACTCTGTAATCCTTCAAGGTTTCCACAGCCATATCAATGGCCTTACCTATAGATGGCGCACGATTCGCCGTTACCATCCAGTTCAAGTAATCCTTGGTGTCCTGGCTCACCGATGCGGTGAGCAGTACCCGTGGCTTCTGCACCGTCTTACGGCCAGCGCCCTCTCTTGCTCCTCCTCTTGGCATATCAGAATACTTTGTCGTAATGGTTTTCTCTCAGCCAATCGGCCATCTCGCGCATAGCCTTGGCTAAAGCCAGAGGGTTGTTGTTCAAGATATTATCCTCTAATGGTACCACTCTCTGAGTGTCATTGAATTGATGTTCTTGGAACTCGCATACAATGCCGTTCTCTTTGTCGGTGCACAGCCAATTATGAACACCGGAACCTTTCTGCAAAATAAACCTTTCCATTTTTATTCTTTGTTGAATTGGTAATTAAAACGGTAAACCATCTGAAGATGTGCCGGTTTGCTGGCGTTGGAAGCTGGGTAATATCTGGCTTCATCCTCGCCGTTGCGTATGGCGTTGATGATAGCCGACTTGATATGCCCTTCAGGTATGCGGCCATCATAATCACAGGAAGCAACGCCGTACAAGCTGGTAGTAACAGTGATTTGGTTTTGCTTGCTCCATGTCTTGAATTCATCGCTCTGACGGATTCTCCATATCTTAGGGCTGCGCTTGCGGCTGCTCATTGACAGCAGGTGATCTGCCCTGTCTGACTGGCCAGTCTCGCGAAGGTACTGCTCCCAGTTCCCGTTATCAATAGTATAAGGCTCTTTCTCTTCCAGGTCGAGGTAGAATGAACCGTCGCTGAAGTTTCTCTTATAGATGTTGAATGTAGTTGTTGCCATAATTAGTAGATGATTAAAGGTTAGAACTCAATACCATTCTCAACTGCAGCACAAGCCAGGATCCATGCCTGTTTGTTCGATACGGTGGCCACTCTCTGACCGTAGGGGTTCATTGACTTGTTAACAGTCTCGGCCACCTTGGCGGCGAACACGTCCAGCTTCTCTATGCTGTTGATGAACTTGCCGAACTGGTTGAATGCAGTCTCAAAGAATGAGTGATTGTTCCAGCGATCAGTGTTGGCGAAACTCTCGATCTTGCGGGCAATAGCCTGCTTCTGTCTGTAGTTGTTCAATTCTGTAGTTGTCATAATGTGATTTTTTAAGGGGTTTAATTGCATTACAAATATAACCCTTTTTTGAAAAACCTACAAAGAAAATCAAAGAATATTTTTGAGGATATTCCTTGATTTAACACTATTTAGCAAACAGCCCGTTATTGGGCTGTTGCTGTGAATCCGGGTGTATATACCTGGTGTATGTCATACACGAACTTGAGAGGGAAGAATGTCCTGACTTCGCGACCCTCGATGCGGGCCTGCTCCTCAGAGTCCTTGTTGGACTGAACGCGCGGTCCCCAGAGTAGGAACGGAGTTGCACCGCTGCGGATGTTCTTGCCCTGGTCCTTCCATTCCTCGAAGGATCTCAGTACCGGTGCTCCGCACTGCTCCTTGTAGTACTTGAGCAGGAGTTTGTTCACTGTGTCGGTCACGCCCTCGGCTTGTGCCTGGAACTTCAGCTTAGCGGTAAGCTCACGGAGTTTGCTGCGGCGTTCTTCCTTGGCCACTCCCTTGAACGGGTTGATGTACTTGACCTTTGCGGTCTGAGCGGTCTGAACCTGGGTTTCCTCCTGTGCTGCAGCTGCTGCCTTAGCGGTCTTCTTTGAACTCTTCTTTGCACTCTCTGAATTGGTCTTGTTAGCCATAGTTGTAATGTTTTAAGGGTTTATAACTTGGTTGAGCCCGAGGGTTTCAACCTTAATTTCGGTGCAAGACCGAGCGTAGCCAGTGACAGTATGCAAGGGCCGTGCAGAAGAATTTTCGGTACCGGAATGCCGCCAGGCAAAAATTGTTCTGTACGGTTCATCTTGACCCTTGCTTACCAAGGAGCGGCGCAGCTACCTTCGCATCCGAATTATGGTTGATACCCTGGAGCTCTCCTTGTTTTTCCCTGTACATGGAGACTGTGGCTACGGACCGTTCAGGCAAGAGTGCAGAGTGGAGTTCTTGTGGACCTGACCTGCCAAGCATCGCACGTGGAGGTTCCGGATTCAGGCTGCCGGCTGCATGGTGTCCTTTACCCGTATGAGTGGCCAGTATAAATTAGCAGCATGAACGAGTTTGATTTCTTTGCTTTCGCCGAAGAGATGGCCACACGTCTCAAGGGCATACGACACAGCGCGGACCATATCAGGTACTTCAAGGCCAATGGAGCCGAAGAGACCTCATCAATGGATGACCGGCTGTCGTCTATAGATTCAGCGGTGCTCATAGCCGTTGATAAGGGGAATGTTGACTCTCAGTCCAATGGCGGAGATGGCATGGAGGATATGAGAGGGTATGCAATCATCATCGTGTCTCCGACTGATGACAATAAGCCGGCTACCCGAGTGACTGCCGTGCAGAATGCGGATGCTATGCTTGAGCAGATCCGCAACGTCTTGAAGCAACGCTTCGGTACCAGACTTGTCAAGTCGTCTCGTTATCCTGGAGATGTACTTGGTGACAACTTCTACGGCAAGGTGCTTGATTTCACCATGTCTTCATATCCGGATTACTCTGTAGATAGCAGTTACTTCGATGCCGAATAAACCTCTTGAAAAGTTTACGCTCAATGACTGGCTCCAGGCGCGTCAGGATATGTCATCTATCAACTTCGCTCAGTTGAAGAAAGATGCCAGGGCGATAGGCCTTCCTATACCTCTGCCAGTTCGTGGCCGCAACACAAGCCCGGTAGTTAAGTTTGATTTTTCCTTGAGTACCATGGCGCGTGAGGTACGTATATCAGATATAGAAGCTGTGAATCGTTTCAAAAAGAACCTTCAGGATTGGTCTGACCATCTTATGAGCGACCTTCGCTCGAGAGTGACATCCATGGGACTTGTGTCAGAGAAAAAAACCTCTGTAAAATTGAGAGATTCTTTTGAGACTTATATCAAACTTGATGATGAGTACCACGTGGAGCCTGTTCGTGTAGGCATAAGGTTCGCTCGTCATGGCGTTTTTCTTCATTACGGTGCCGGTACTGGTTATGGCGGCAAAGAAGGTTCACGTTGGATTGATAGGCTTGGTTATTCCCATACTACTAATCCTAAATCATTAGGAAAGGCTGGCACTGGAACCAGACCCGCTCGTGATTGGTTTAATCCGGTTCTTGAGTATCATATGAAAGAACTTGCCGACATAGCATCTGATTATAGTCTTGATATGGCTGTTGATTTTTCAAAATTCTATCTTGGTTATTGATTATGGCAAACGATTTTTCAAGATCTCTGAAACTTTATCTTGATGCTTCTGCGGCATCAAAGTCCATAAAGGAGTTGACGGCTAAACTGAATGAGCATAGAGCTGCTTATCAGAGGCTGGTTGATGCCGGCAAGGGCGCGACGAAAGAAGCTAAGCAGGAACTTGATGCAATCAACAGGTTAGAAGGCGCATTGCAAAAACATAATGACACCTTGAAGGCTACTTCTGATGTCATGAACAATCTTAGTGGCGTTACTTATAACCAGTTGAAGAATGTTGTTCGTCAGATTACTGCTGACTTGAAACAACTTGATGCAGGAACTGACGAATATAAAGCTTCAGTAGAACAGTTGCTGCTTGCGAAAACAAGGCTTGTTGAGATGGAGAAGGAGATGAATGTTCAGAACCAGACTCAAACGACTCTTTGGCAGCGCCTCAGTTCCAGTCTGAACAAATACTTTCTTACGATTACAACATCGATATCGGGTCTGTTCATGTTGATATCCGGAGGACGTAAGGCTGTTGAGGCATACATGGAAGTGGATGAGGCCTTGGCAAAGATACGTAAGTATGCTGGTCTGACCGATGAGGATGTCAGGGCTCTTTCCAAAGATCTTAATGACTTGAGTAAGATAAACACCAGGACAACCCATCTTCAGCTGCTTCAGATGGCGGCTGATGCTGGACGTCTTGGCATCAAGGGCCGTGAGAACCTGTTGAAGTTTGTGACGGCTGCCGATAAGTTGAAACTGGCCCTTGGTGAGGATCTTGGTGAGGATGCAGTTACTAATATTGGTAAGATGGCCAACCTCTTTGGCGAAGATAAGAGACTTGGCCTTGAGACGGCCATGCTGTCATCAGCCTCGGCTGTCACTAAACTTGCCAAGTCCAGTACTGCAGCTGAACCTCCAATGGTTGAATTTGCCGCCCGAATGGGAGGTATCGGTTCTGTTGCTCACATCACTATACCTCAGATTTTGGGCATATCTTCTGCTCTTGACCAGAATATGCAGAGCATGGAGACTTCTGCCACTGTTTTCAGCACCCTGCTTACGAAACTTTTCCAGGATCCTGCTCATTATGCCAAGCTTGCCGGCAAGGATGTAGAAGAGTTTACAAAGCTGCTTAAAACCGATGCCAACGAAGCCCTGCTTCAGTTCCTCACTGCCATGAGCGAGAAAGGAGGCTTTGATAAGATTGCTCCGATGTTTGAGGAGATGCATCTGCAGGGCCGTCGCTCCGTCCAGGTTCTCTCCACTGTGGCCTCACATGTGGACCAGGTGCGTGAAGCACAGCTCTTAGCCACTGAGGCGTATGAGAAGAATGTAGAGGTTGAGCATGAGTTTGAGATTATGAACAATACTGCTCAGGCTCAACTTGACAAGCGTAAGAAGCAGCTGCAGCAGATTCGTCTTGAGGTTGGAGAGAAGCTGCTACCTGTGATGGTTCATGTGAAGTCAACTCAGAACATCTTGATACGTGCATTGAGTTCACTCATAGATCTATTTAGTCATCATTCTCTTGAGATAATGGGTGTGGCGGCTGCTATCGTATATTACTCTGCTAAACTTAATGCTGAAATAATGCTTGAGAAGTTGCAGTTCTTCTGGACTAATCGCGTTCACGGTTCTTTCAAAAGGCTTTTCACTCTCTTGAAAAGCAATCCTTATGGTTTGGTTATAGCTGGGGCCACCCTGTTGATATCAACCCTTATCAGGCTTGTAAATAGTACCAAGACCCATGTTGATACACTTGAGTCTGTTGCGAAGGCTCAAAAACGTGTTGGAGATGCGACAGAAGAGGATGCTCGGAAGATGAATACGCTCCTGAGCATCATTGGCGATGCCAATACCGAAGAGTCTTCCCGTCGTGAGGCCATGAATCAGCTCATAAGTCTCAATCCTGATTTTCTTGGTGCTCTTGATGCTCAGAAATCCAGCTATGAAGACGCCAAGTATGCTGTTGCCGATTACATTCAGTACCTTCAGATGCAGGCTGAGTTGGAGGAATTGATGAGTTCTAAGAGGACTCTCAATGAAGAGAAGTCTGAGATTCGCAACCTTTCCGGTGCTCAGCGGAAGCGTCTGGAGTGGCTTTTCAAGAGAACGTCAAAGCTGCAATATGTTGCGGATGCAGAAGGTAATACAATTAAAAACCCGGCATTCGGCAGGTCTGTCGAAGAATGGTGGGATGTGTATTTTTCCGAATCCGAAAAACCTTACAATGATAGGATTGAGGAGATTGATACTCGCATGGAAGAGATTCAGAAGAAAATGGAGACCATGCTTATCAATGCCCGGAAGCGTGTAAGTCAGTACAGCAAGACCGTGACTGCTGGAGTGATGTCATCTGATGACCTCAAGAACTCTTATGAAGGTTCCGGTGGCCTCATTGAGCAGCTGAACGATGAGTATGATAAGATACAGCATGATCTTGAGATGGCACTTGCCAGGCGTCAGATATCGGAACATGAGTACGGCATACGTTCCAATAAGAATGAGGCTGAACGTCAGGCCGCACTTGTCGCTCTCTATCAGCGGTACCAGGATGCTATTGACGGTGTTGCTTTTGATAAGGAAGAGAACCGTCAGAAGATGCGTGATGCGGTGAATAAGAACCGCATCAAAGCTGAAGAGAAGATGGAGTCGGCCATGGTGGAAATGGAGAAGTCCTATTATGACAGCCAGGCAGCCATCCGTACCCTAAACTCCAAGGCTGAGACCGACCAGACTGAGCAGCTGGCCAATGAATATGAGAAGCGTCGTGCGACCGCCCTGGAGTGTTACAATGCCATTGCATCGTACATCATGCTCAATGTGTCTGACAGCCAGACTGCATACGACCTGTTATACCAGGCACAGCAGAGTTACTACTCTACGCTGCAGCAGCTGTCCGAATGGTACAACTATAAGGTTACTGAAGCTGACCTCAAGGCACAGCGCGAGCATCTGTCCATGCTCAAGAAATATGGTGCCGACACCACAGCCGATGAGCATAAGATTGCGCTGCTGGAGCTGGAGATGTACTACCGTGCCCGGCTGCTTACTGATGAGGAATATTACCAGGCACGCCGCAACCTTGAGGATAACTATACTCTTACTGCAGCGCAGAACCATGAGAAGATATTATCCCAGTACCTGACTCAGTCACTCACCTCCAAGTACCAGCTTGACCTTCAGCAGCTGGAGCAGTATCACCGGAAGGGCCTGCTTTCTGAACAGGAGTATCAGAAAGCTCTGCTTGGTCTCAAGTATAAGTATGCGCGTGAATACATATCCCAGTATTCAGCTATGACCAGCAACATGGTACAGGCCCTTCAGGATGCCGAGATAGCTGCTGTGGAGAGTAAATATGAGGTGCTGATTCGTGCTGCAGAGAACAACGGTGAGGACACCGCTCAGCTTGAACAGGATGCTGCTAACGAGAAGCTGGAGATACAGAAGAAGTACGCCATGAGTAACCTGGTTGTCAAGCTCTCCCAGATCACGGCCGACACCGCTGTTGCCATCATGACCGGTTTTGCTCAGTTGGGTCCGGTGGCCGGCGCAGTAGCTGCTGTCCTGTTGGCTGCTACCGGTGCTGCCCAGTATGCTTCGGCTTTTGCCGAGTATAACAAGATAAGCCGCATCAGTCTGCAGAGTACACCATCCAGTTCATCGCCCGAAGCCAACAGTGTGCAGCGTGTGGTGCAGTACGCCTCAGGTAAGTATGATGTGATAGGCGCTGATGACGGCCGCCGGTACCGGGTACCGTATATCGGTACAGCCGAGACAGGCCTT